AGGGAAGCTTTTGTGCGGTGTGTCTTAGAAAAAGAAAAAGCCCCCCTTGGATAGGGGGGCTAATTCTTGCGGTTACTTGGTTAGGAGTAAGTCCAAGATTTCGCTGTCTGTAAGTTCTTTGTAACTGCCGTTGAAAGGACTTGTGAAAGAACCTTTTCTTTCATCTGTTACGGCAACCTTTACAACTTCTGCATTCATTCCCTTTGCATTCTTTGCGGTGTCAGTAATTAGGCTACTTGCACTTGATGCGGTATCAACATGGAAGTTGTAGTTTGTTTCCTTTGTGATAGTTCCTGTTGAAGTTGTTTCTGTGTACTTAACTGTAATTGAGACTCCGTATGACATTTGTTTCTCCCTTTTTGTTATTGAAGCCCCTTGCTTCAATAAGTAAAAGATAACCTACCTTCCTGCACTTTGCAAGTCTATAAGTGGTCATTTCGTGTATATGACTAGTCATAGTTTTTTAAGCCTGATAGTCATTAAGTTACTAGTGAGTAGGCTAGAGGGTATTAAGTTACTAGTCAGTAGGCTACTAGTCAGTAAGTTACTAGTGAGTAGTAGTTATTAGTTAGTAGTTCTATTAGTAAGACCTTTGTAAAAATAATAAAGAGATATAAAAGAAAAAGAAAGAGAAAAATAGAAGTAAAAATATATGACCTTATATCCTGCAAAAAAACCTAGAAAAATAGAAAATAAAAGGCTATGCCTTGTCTAGTTTTAGTTTTGAAATCTTAAAAAATAAAATTTAAGGGGGGAAAAAATAAAGAGATTTTTTTAGAAAAAAGCCCGGAACGATTTTGAAAAACCCGGAAAATACCCTCTGCCTTCTCCGGGGCCAAAAGCAAAATATGGAAAGGTTCATATATTTAAAGCTGTCGTACAAGATTGGATCCCCTTTCTTCTCGTACACCCCTTCTAAAACTCGGTACAATAGGATCATGCTGAACCCACCTAAACTTCCCATCGAGGAGGTTATCTATCTTTCAACTCTGACACGCTCAGAGATGGAGTCACGCCTCCGTGCATTGTGGAAGTCAGGCTGGTCACTAGGAGTTATAGGTGGCTCTCTCAGCCCCGCTGTTCCTAAGACCACAATTCACTTCTGGGTCCGTAGAGCCCCTGATGTTAAGCAGTTAAAAGCAGTTCCCCTGCCACCCCCAAAGTCTTTGACCACCTCTGTGCCTACAAAGCACGCCCCTCGTCTCAAGTCCATCTCTCCGGGTGTCCCTCCAGAGCTAAGAATCAGACTTCGTGAGCTTTCAGCCCTCTCAAAGCGCTACAGAGCCAAGACACCTCCAACTAGCCCTTTAGCTCAAGCTAATAACGAGCTAACTCAGATTGCAAGGCAACTTAGGAACCGTGGCGTCCCCACAGCAAGCATTGCAGAAGCCGCTGGAGTCACTTATAGGGCTATGGCAAGGCGTTTGAGCCAATGAGCCGCCTTTATAAGACAAAGACAGGCACATACAAGGACACAGAGCTGGTTGTGGTTGTGTGGAAGAACCCTAAGAAGACCAAAAGACCTCAATCGCGCTTCCTTGAGACTATGTCCGCCCCTAACTCTAGCTACCCTATGGCTTTCCCCTTAGTAGCCCTTAAAGGACACTATGCGTGGAAGGAAGCAAAGCATGTGAAGACCTTAGAAGACTTTGATTTAAATATTGAAGACAGTTCTAGAGAGGCTCCAGTCATTCTTGACTTAGAACTAGCAACTTACACCTTAGGGTGGAATGATTTCTATGTCCCCGATGAATATATAGAGTTTGGATAATCCTTGAGAGCGATTTCAGATGTCTTCCCAGCATTAGTTTGGATCGCTCCACCCAATTCCATTGGGTTAGATGAGTTCACCATACCTGGACCGTCTCCAGAAGGAACTCGCAAGGTAGATAGAGTTCGAGTTGTTCTATTAGGAGATACCATTTTGATAGCGCAAGACTCTCCTACTGGACCTACACTTGTATTCAGAGAGAAATTCATCCATAGGCACGTTGAAGGCAAACTTCAAGCAGTTTTAACTGAGTCCGAAAAGGTTATAGCTTTTATAAAAGACGCTTCCTGCGGTTGTGGGTCTCGTCTTAGAGGCTGGAACCCTTACGGGCAAAACAATTCGGTCTATTCAAGTGAGGATCCAACAGAATGAATGATCTAACCCTCCTACAATTTATCCTTCTAGGGCTAGCTACATATCGTGTGACTCGATTAATAACTCGTGACATGGTTACAGCCCCCTTGCGTAATGCCTTTTGGAAAAAGTTTCCGCCAGAGTCTTCCTATCTTGGCTACCTATCCACCTGTGAGTGGTGCTTTAGTTTTTGGATAGGATCAGGGTTCGTAATCTCGGCTATCATTATTCCAACAGTAACCTACATAATCGCTACAATATACGCTGTATCGGCTATCGCTGGTTTGTTGACTGCATATGAAGATAAGTAAGCCTTCGTATTCCGCAACTGAGATGACAAGGAGTTTTCGTGGGTATATTTACCAATGACGAAGTAACACCTCCGTCTCCACAGTCAAAAAATAAAAAGCCTCAGACTTCAACATTTACTAATGTTTTTACAAATACAGCTCAGGCAGCAACATACTCAACTCCTAGAACTCTTACAGCTGCAGCAGCTCAGATTAAAGTTAATGACAAGGGTGAGTTTGAGCAATTTAGAATTCGTCGCTCTGCTGGATCTAGCGCATGGCAAGCCGAAGCTTGGGAATATTACGACGCTATTGGTGAAATCAAATACGCATTTAATTTAGTTGCGTCAGTTGTATCTCGTATCAGAATTTATGCAGCTGTTGTTGATGATCCATCAGAGACTCCAATCTCTGTTCGTCAATCAGAGCTAGTTGATGATCGTCTTGGAGCTGCAGCAGAACGTGCACTTGCACGATTGAATTCTGCATATGGTGGACAAGCAGGTTTATTAAGAGATGCTGCACTTAATCTTGCAGTAGCTGGAGAATGTTATCTAGTTCAGATGCCAGCACGACCAGCATATAACTTGCCAGAGTCTTGGGATATTCGTTCCGTTGATGAAGTAACAACAGATCCTCGTGGTGGTTTCAATGTTATTGGTCGTCGTGAACAATCCACTACAACACAAGGTGGAATAGATAAGAATTCAAAGCTAGGTAAGAATGCATTTGTTGGACGCATGTGGCGTTCACATCCTCGTTTTTCAGATGAAGCAGATTCATCACTTCGTGGTTTGCTTGATCTTTGTGCAGAACTCCTTCTACTGAATAGGACATTCCGTGCGACTGCTCGTTCTCGTCTCAATGCTGGTGCGCTTTATTTACCAGATGGTCTTTCCGTCGCGTCGCAAGGTGACGGAGACTTCCCCTACGATTCTGAGGATGGTATCGGCGCAGGGTTTACTGCCGAAGAAGCGGAAGATGAATTCGAAGAGCAGTTAATGGATGCGATGACAACTCCGATTCGTGACGAAGAGTCCGCATCAGCAGTTGTCCCTCTTATCATTCGTGGTCCTGCAGAGCTTGGTGACAAGATTAAGCAATTTAAGTTTGAGCGGTCATTCGATCCAGCACTAGCTGAGCGTTCTGATCGTGTACTAGAGCGCATCTTGCAGGGACTAGATGTTCCAAAGGATGTTGTTACAGGTTTAGCAAATGTTAAGTACTCAAATGCAATGCAGATCGATGAATCACTATACAAGGCACACATTGAACCACTTATGTTGCTCATTGCAGATGCTCTAACAGTTGTCTACCTTCGTCCATACCTTATTGCAAATGGTTTTGAAGAGACACAGGTTAACAAGATTGTTGTTTGGTATGACCCATCAGCAATTGCAACTCGTAATGACCGTGCAACAGATGCAGATGCAGGATTTGATCGCATGGCAGTCTCTGCAAACACATGGCGTCGTGCTCACGGCTTCTCAGATGCAGATGCACCTACTCCAAAAGAACTTTCAATCCGTCTTCTACAAGAGCGAGGCGTATTTACTCCAGAATTTACAGAAGCAATGCTTTCAGCACTTGCTCCAGAGGTTATTAACACAGTTAGATCACAGCAACAGCAATCATCAGTTGCTCCTATCCCACCAGAGCTTCAGCAAGCATTAGATGCTGCAAGTGAAGGTGCACAAGAAGCAGGAATTACATCTGAAGCCCCAGCAGAAGGGCAAGAGCAGTAATGTCACGCACTATTTCTCAAACTCCTGCTCCTAAGAAGGATCAAGTTAAGGGTTCTAAGAAAAATGCTAAAGGATCTGCATCAGGAACTCGTAAAGTTAAATTTTCTGCAGCAGTAGAGAAGTCTTTGAAAAATAAAGTTGAACAGCACAACGAAAAAGCTGGTAAAGGTCGTCGTGCAACTCTTGGAATGTTAAAAGCTGTATATCGTCGCGGTGCAGGTGCTTATTCAATATCACACCGTCCAGGAATGACTCGCAACCAATGGGCAATGGGTCGAGTAAATGCATTTCTTAAGTTGTTGAAGTCTGGAAAGCCATCAAACTCTGCATACAAGACAGATAATGACTTACTTCCTTCTGGACATCCACGTTCAACTAAGAAATCAAACTCCATTGCAGCTTCAGCAGGTTTGGTTCCTGAAGAGAGCGATCTAGCAGAAGCGCTAGTCGAGATTGCAGACAAATATGGAAGATTCAATGAAGATGCCACAGGAATCTGGGCAGGATACACACCTCCAGCCGAAAATGATGTCAGAGGTATCGGAGTCAAATGCTCTAACTGTGTTTTATACATGGGTAATGGCTCGTGCAGAATCATCGAACTCGAAGTCGAGGACGAAGGTAAGTGTCGTTTTGCGGTTATCCCAGATGGCGTCGTTGATGTTGGAGTTCTCGAAGGTGAGAAGCTCGGAAACGAAATCCAATCACCACAAGAGCTAGCAAAACTTGCTAACGAGTGGCGTTACGAACAAGAATTAAATATTGACCTTCTTCCTGAAGAAGATTACTCATCTCCAGAAGAAGCAATCCTTGCTATGGCAGAGTATTCAGGATTTGGTTACGAAGCAGAGCATGCAGTTCGTGCATCATGGCTTCGTGCAGTTCGTAATGGAGAAAATCCATTCAAGCGAGCATCTCTTTTAACATCTCTTGGTTATGAAAGCTTAGATGGAGACCTTCTTCCAATAAAGGGAGAAGAAGATGGAGAATAAAATTGTTGTAAGCTCTTACAGAGCATATAGCAGCCGTGAACAGGCACGTTTTATTCGTCAAGAAGCAAATGTTTTACTTGAAAAAGCCAACGAATTTTCTACAACAAG